GGAAGCTGCGCGTAGCGGCCCAGGAGCCCCTCTGCGCGCTCGTTGGCCAGGTCCAGGCTGTTGATGCTGGTGTCCTCAAACATAGACTCGTAAATCCCCGTGCCGCCTTCTGCGAGCGCCCTGGCTGTTATTTCGGCGTAGTCGCCAGCGATGACAATAAGGGGATAAAGGCCGATGTAGGTCACGGCCAGCGTTTGGCTTGAGATAAGAGCCGTCCCGCCGTCGTCCTGCGTGATTTCTTTCTCTCCCTTGTTCCAATACCAGTCTTTACCCGTGTCGATGCCTCGGATGCCTACGGTCTTTGAAACTCCGTTGACCGTGATCGTCGGCGCCAGGCCCGCAAGGAAAGAAAGGTTGAAAGTTTTCCGCGTCCCGTCACCGACAAAGTTCTCGACCCGCGACTCTGTCTCGGCCAGGCCGCCGCGCAGGTATTGCTGGTTTCGGTAGGCGCTGCGAGAAGCCGCAACCTTCAGGCTTCTGAATGGGGCGGAACTATCCGAAAACGAAACAGGGCAGGGGGCGCTCTCGCGGGCGTGGAAGTTGAGACCAAGGAACGGGTCGATATACCAGACCATTCCAGTGCGCTCGGCCAGCTCGTTAAAAGCGTCGCTCAATCGCACATAATTATAGACGGCCTTCACGACCTCGGGGCCATCCTCAATCAGGCCTTCGGAGATGCCCTCGTCGTCCAGGTAGCCCGCCAGGAGCAGTCGCACAATATCTCCCAGGGTCTGGCCCTCGACCTCGAAGACTTCTGCGACGAGGTGCCTGTCTGCGAGCTGGTTAAAGTCCACGCACTTGACGGCGACTTTGGCGAAGGGGCTGGGCGAGTCGATGACCTGGGTTTCTATGGTCTCAATCGTTCCGCCGAAAACGCGCGTGTCGTTGTAGGTAATAAAAACGCGGTCCCCAAGATCGGGGCGGTAGGTGTTGGCCGAGTCGTTTAGCGTAAAGCTCGCGGTCTTCCGCTGTCCCAGGGAGTCCGTCAGCTTAAGAGAATCATTTGCCAGCATCCCCTCTCGCAATGTCCCGTCAATGCTCACGACTAAGCCCTCGGCGCCGCTTCCGCCGGTGCCTGCAAGGGGCCTTGTTGCAAGTGGGAAACTCCCGAGGCTCATGCCTTAGTCCAGTTGGTAAAGGAAGACGCGCCCCGTGATGGTGCCGGCGCTGGGGATCAGGTCAAAGCGCGTGATGGCTGATGCTCCGTCATAGTACCCCGAGTGCATAGCCTGATAGAGCGAAGTTCCAATGGTAAAAGCGGCGTTCCCCGTTAGCGTGGCGATGGTCGTGTCTGATGCCTTCGCCGCAAAGGTAAACTCGCCCACGTTTTGAAACCCTACGGCTACCGAGTCCACGCGGGTGAGCTGTATCTCGGTGTCGCCAGTTCCAGCGTTTGCGCCCGTTGAGCCCGCGTCTGTGACGACGAAAGAGGCCCAGCGATAATTAGCCCCGCTGTCATTGTTGAAGCGTAGCTGCAAGATGCCTGCGCTTGTGACTTGGGTCAGGTCATAGACTACTTTGTAGCGCTTGCCAGCCGTCAGGCCAGTGAACGAAACGGACGAGGCCGCGCTCGGGTCTGCGACCGCAACCAGTGCCGGACCAAACGGCCCCTTGCAAAGCACAAAGTCCGTGCCGTCATAGACGACCTCAAGCAGGTCTCCGCTGGCCAGGCTGTTCGCTGGCATTTCGATTTTTGAGCCAGCAACCACCGCCTTGATGGACTTGTTGCCAAGCCCGCTCACGTTCAAGGTTGCCGCGCCCGTATTCGTGAAGGTCAGGACGCCGCTAAATCTTTGCCCCGCGACGTAAGCCGTGACGGTAGGCGAGACCGTTAGCGTGTAGGCGCTTCCGCTTCCGCCGATCGTGCCGTATACCGCCGTTTGATTTTGCAAGTTTATAACCGCGAAGTCTGGCGTCATCAGGTAGAAGTCCGTGCCGTCATAGGTTACTTCGATGACGTCGCCAGAGTAGATAGCGCCCACGCCAAGCACGCCGCCGTTACGGGTCTTAATAGTCTTGGCCCCCAGGCTGTCCACACTGAGCGTGGCCGATCCCGTGTTGGAGAAACTGGCTTTTAGGCGGAAGGTCTGGCCTGCGACGTAGGCGGTGACAGTCGGGCTCATGGTGGCCGTGTAGGCGTTTGCAGCGCCGCCCGTGGTCACATATTTGGCGGTCCCGTCCTGGATGCGTAGCTCGATTTGGTCCAGCTCGGCCTTACCGAAAGAAAGCGTGGCGCGGTAGGTTTTGCTGGCGGTGTTGTGCGCCGCCGCCGAGGTTCCGTCCTGGGCGCGCGTGACCGTGAGCGCGTCCGTGCTCTTGGCGGTGACCAGCATCCGCTCGACGTTGGGGTCGTTGTAGGGAGCGCCGGGGTAGTCCGTGTCATTCCAGACCGTGACCAGAAAGCCCGCCGTGCCAGGATTTGGAAACTCGGCGCCGCCGCCGCTCGAAAGGTTCAGCGTGGTAGAGACCGAGTCGATGCCAGCCGCGTCGAGCGGTGCCTCTGCAAAGTTTTTTCGTGCGTAAAGTCCGCTCATTTAAGCCCCCATTCCTTGCATCCGAAGGACCGCCGGCATTCCCTCGACCGTGCTTTCAGCCAAGACGCGCCCGTCCAGTTCAAGAACGATAGTCTGACTTCCCATGCCGCCGCCGTCTCCCGAAATCATGCTCTTGGCACGCGGGGACGAAAGAGGGATTACGGCCTCGGGGCCAGCCTCACCGATCAAGGCCGTGGTGGGGCCGTTGACGACGCCGCCGTCCGCCATCGCTGGGATGGTGCTCGACCCGACGGCGATCGTGGCGGCGATAAGGCCGCCGATGATCAGCCAGCCCCAAGGGCCGCTGATCGCGGCCGCCAGCGCTTTGCTCATGTTTTCAAAAATGGTCATCTTGGCGATCGCCCAGGCGGTCGTCGCGGCCAGGCTGGCCTTGAGGAAGTTAAGAAGGACGCCGCGCCAATCGCCCGAGCCGCTCGTGAGCACGTCGGTGATGCCCTGGACCGCCCCGGCCATCGCGCTATAGATGCCGCTGGCGAGCTGTTGAACGGTCACCTTTAGGCCATCGGCCCAGGCCTTCCAGGCGGCGCTCTGCTTGGCCAGCCCTTGGTCGGTGTTCGCGCCCATCCCGTCCAGGGCGGCCTTTTGACGCACTGCCAAGTCGCTGAAGCTGGTGCCGGTGGCACCGACCCGTTCCATCAGGCTATTCATTGCGCCGCCGACCATCTCGACCGTGTTTCCCATCCACGCGCCGCCTTGCTCCATCTGCCCAGCGGCCTCGCTGAACTTTAAGCCCATCTCTTCCGAGAGCGCCCCGACCTTGTTCGCCAGTGCTTGGTAAAGCGAGCCCACCACGGGGATCATATTTGAGAGCAAGGCGAGCCCCTTTACGAAGCTTTCGACCAGCCAAAGGTAGGCGGAAACGATGCCGTAGAAGATAGCCGAGAGCATGGATTTGACCTTCTCCCAATTGGCCACGACGACCAGGGCGATGACCGCCAGGAAGGCTATCTGGACGCCCAGAAGGGCCATCTGGCCGCTCACAGAGGCCAGCAAAGGGCGCAGCGTGGTGAAGATGCCCACGGCCTTGGCGATCAAGACAATGAGTGGCCCGATGCCTACCAGGACCAGGGCAATCGCCCCGGCGAAGGCCTTAGCGTTGGGGGATAGGTGGTTGAACCAGTTGGCCAGGCCCTGCGCCTTGTCGGCCATGCTTGTGAGCACGCCCACCAGCTTCATTGCGGCCGGCATGAGCACGTTGCCCCAGGCCTCCGCCGCGTTGGCCGCCTGGTTCTTCAGGTTCGCCATCTGGCCCGCCGCCGTCTTCATATACTCCGAGCTTGAGCCGCCGAACTTGGCCATCAGGGTCTGAAGGACTTCCGTCTGCGTTGCGCCTTCGCGGACCTCGATGCCGTAGCGCTTGAGCATATCCGTGTTGCCGTTCAGGGCCTTGCCGACGAGCGTCGAAGCCGTGCCCAGGTCCATCTGCTTGGCGCGCGCCAAGTCCGTGGCCGCCGACATAGCCACAAGGGAAAGTTTGGCGTCGCCGGTCATGGTGGTGAGGTTTGAGAATGCGTCCTGAATAGAGCTGTCGTCAAAGCCCGAGGCACGCTCAAGGGCGCTCACGTAGCTCATGATCGGGCCGCCAGCCTTGTCGAAGCTGATGCCCACGTTCGTGAGGCTGGTTTTTAGGCGCGCGGCGCTGGCTTCTTCATCGGCTGCCATCTTCACAAAGGCCGCGCCGGCAAGCAGGGAAGGGACCGTCACATACTTCGTCATGTCCTTGCCGAAGTCCTCGGCAATCTTGGCCTGCTTCTTCAGGCTCTTGAAGGCTTTCTCGGTGTCCTTGATGAAGTCGTCAATCTCCGCACCGATGACGACTAGCAGTTTTCCATCAGCCATTTTTCCCGTCCTTCTTTCGGTTGGCTTCGTGTAGCGCCAGGATGCGCTGCTCGCGGGCCTTGATCTGTTCCTTCGTGTCTTTCACGCGCTTCTCGGGCCGGTCCATCATCGGGTGATAGAACTCGGCGGCGCCACGGCCCAGGATATCCCGCTCCCGAAGCGACTTCTTCGACTTGGCCAGCCCGAAGCCCGCGCGCGTGTTGACGATGGCGCAAACGGCAAGGGCCGCGAGATCCTGTTGCTTCATCATCCGATAGCGGACGCCATCGACTAGAAGCTTTAGGTCTCGCGGCCCGATATCGTCAGGCGGGATAATTCCGCCCTCGAAGATAGCCAATTGACGAAGGTATTCGTGCTGCTCGGTGTAGCTCCTAAAGTCTAGGCGCTTTTTTTTTGCTCGTCCTTGTCGACGCCGAGCGCGCCGCTGTCCTTGATGATCTCCATCGCCTTCGTGGCCAAGGGGCCGATGCCACGCCTGTCGACTTCCTCGTTGAAGTCCGTCGAGAACTTCTCGGCGTCCAGGCGAGGGTTATGCTTCTGCGCGGCGAGTTGCAGGGTCGTGAAGGTCACTTCAACGCCCAGCTTGCCGCTGATGCTGAAGATACCGACGCCGATCTGCTTCTCCAAGGCCATGATGCCGAGCGCGTTCAAAGCGCCCGTATATTCGAAGCCGTTCATCGTCCAGGTAGAGCTTTTCATGATGGGTTCCTCTGATGGGTGAGGTGAAGCCTTACTTGGTCTGGTTCTCGGGCTCGCCGTAGGGCAGGCGAAGCGCCCAGAAGGTTCGGCCCGTGGTGCTACCCGAAGCCGTCCAGGTGAACGAGGCCACCCCGTTGGATGACCAGCGCGAAGCGATATAGGGTCCGCAGACCTTCACCTGGCCCGCAGGGGCGAAGCAGGTGGCATTGGTGCTGTAGCCTTCCAGGCTGACGCGGTAGTCGACGGCGGTCATGGTCACATCCATCGCCGAGCTGTTGATGACGATAAGCTCGCCGGCCGTAATGCTGATGCTGTTCCCGTTCGTGTAGTCGATGGCGTTGGCCGTGGGGCTCACGCCCGAGCGGAGGATTTTCTGCGTGGCCACGTAGGTGTTCGCGGCTTTGGCGGAACTGGCCAGGGCGAAGAAGCCCAGGGCCAGGAAGAGCAGGAAGGTCTTTTTCATGGTCGTGTTCTCCTGGGGAAAAGGCTTAGGCCGTGGCTTCCGAGCCCGTGCGCTTGATGGTGGCGGTGAAGGTGACGGCATCGTCCTGGGGCGCGTCTTCGCTGTATTCGGTGACCAGGCCCTGGTAGATGCGGAGGTCGCCCGCCGGGGTCACGTGCTTGAAATAGGCGATGTTTCGGTTCTCGCAGGCCGAGCGGAGGGCGATCTGGCCGGGGTCGTTCGCCTCGACCAAGCCTTCCAGGGACTTCTCCGAGGAGCGGTTCGTGGCGATGCTCTCCTCGTAGTTGTTCGAGTCCTTGTCCGTGACGTCCGCGACGCCCAGGCTGTAGGGATTGCTGAAGCTCTTCTGCCCAGCGATCAGAACCCAGTTGCGCGAGCCAGTGTCGGGCGGCGTGGCGCCGACGCTGTTCGTGTCGATATAGAGCAGGTAGTCGTCGCCAGTGGTGGGGGTCGTCATGGTCTAGCCTCCGTTTGCTTCCGCCTAGAAGGCGGGAGAATCCATTTCAAAGATGGTGAAGTTGATCTGAACCGCCCAGTCAACGAGCTGGCCTTCGAGCGTTCGTGGCTGGACCTGGCCCGCGCTGGACTTCATCACGAAAAGCCGGTCTGCGCTCAAGTCCAGGCGGGGCGAGGTGATAAGCTTCATCACCTGGTTGGCGATGTAGGCCGCCTCTTTATTCCCCTGATACTCGCTGACCACGTGCACCGTGAAGATGAGGTCTTTCCCGATGCGCGTCTTCGTGTTGTTCGGGGCCTGGGCCGCAATCTCCCCGACGTAGATCATGGGGAGCGCCGCGTCCTCGGGGGGCCTGTCGTAGACCTTTACGGCTACCGAAGAGCCCTTCTGTGAGCCCACTACGGCGCTGTAGGTAATGTTTCCCTGGTCTAAACGGGCCTTGATGGCCTTCTGTAGCGGGTAGAGCATGTCCCGCTCTTGGTAGCCTGTAGGCATGGCCTATCTCCCTGGAAAGAGCTTCCGAAGGATGCGCGAGCCTTCCTTCTGGTATTTCAGGGCGTAGAGCCTGACGTTCAGCGACCAGAACGGCTGGGGCTTCGTGCCGCCCTTCTTCTTGATGCTCTTGGCGATGGCCCACTCTTTGCCGGCCATCCCGTGCCGCGCTGCCCAGCCCTTCAAGGCGTCAGGCGGAGGGAAGAACGAGCCGCGCCCGTTGAACCGTCCCGTGCCTTCGTCCACATATTGCCCATACTTAGCGTTGACGAAAACCTCTTGGGTCAGGCCGCCCTGGTAAGTCGCGTTCTGGATGCTCGACCTCATGCGGCCCGTGTCGACGGCGGCGTCGTTCTTCGCCTTGGTCTGTAGGCCCAGGGCCGTATCCGCGACCAGGCCGATAAAGGCCATTTTCGTATTGAGGCCGGCTTTTTCGAGCGCCTTCTTTACGCTGTCCAGCCCCTTGATGGTCAGGGTCGTTTTCATCGGTCACCCGAGCCGTCCCTGATGCTCTCGCACATGAGAACCGTGTCGTGCTTCGCGCCCTTCGGGTTCTCAACCGAGACGATGCGGAGCTGGGCGTCTTCGGGCGTTCCCATGTTCAGAAGCTCGACCCACCAGGCCGCCCTGACTTCGGGCTCGTAGCGAATGGTGATCTTGTGGCTCACGCTGGCGTTCGGGACTCCGCCAACGTAGGCAGGCCGTCCGCCCATCGGCTCCACGAAGGCCCACCGATCACCCCAGGTCTGAAGCTCCGTTGAGCGTCCGCCCAGTTCGTCCTCGGCCGGCGTGTTGACCTTGATGCGGATGCGTGTCCGCCGTTGTGCGAGGCGCATGGCCTAGTCGTCGAAGCGAGGAACGACGAAGGGCGCCAGGGCCGCCTTCACGCCGTTGGGCAAGCCAGCCAGGGCCATGTTCTGGTCGTCCATCTGCTGGCTGTCGCGGCCTTCGTAGTAGTGCACGACCAGGCTCTTGATGGCCTCTTTTATGCCCCCAGGGACCGCCGTAGCCGCCCCGTAGCCGCAAACATACTGGACCGCCAGGGCGTTGGCATTGCGTAGGCTGGAAGGCCAGGCAGAGCCGTTTTTGAGGATGATGCGGGCAGGTTCCCCGTAGACGTCAGCCTGATAAGCCGTGGAGGCCAGGGTCTGCTCGGTGTCGTCGTCCCCGTAGTAGGTCACCGAGGTAATAGACGAGGCCGGCGCGTAGGGCAGGGCCAGCACGATATCGCTCGGGGCCGCGTCATACCAGGCTTTCAGCGTCCGCGTGATGAAGGCCCGCCCCGTGAAGGCTTCGCAGACTTGGCGCGCCAGGGTGATTTGGCCGCCGATCCCCAGGTCGTCATCGTTCCCATCGACCTTGAGGAAGGTCTTCATCTCGGCCAGGCTGACGGGCTCTTCGGCGGGGCCAGAAACGACCTGCATCCGAGGGACCATCACGCGCGTGCGCCGCCCTGCATCGGTGCCCGTCCTGCCTGCCAGATACTGCGAGATGGGCATTTCAAAGAGCACGGTGGCCTCTTACTTCTTTTTGGCTTTCGCCTTGGGCTTCTCTTCTTCGACTTCTTCGGGCTCTTCGACCTTGGGCTCGGGCTTCTTGGCCTTCGGGGCGTCTGCCACTTCGAGCCGGCCGTCTTCCAGGTAGGCCTTGACCTCTTCGAGCAGGAACGGGCGAGCGTGTTCCTGGTCTTTGATGAAGGTCACGACGTCGATGCCGTTGATCGCGGCCTTGAAGGTCTCTTTGGCCAGAACCTTGACGTGGCCGCCGCGCGGGGCTTCCACGTGGCCGCCGCCGCTTCCGATGTGCTGGATTGACATTGATGGGCCTCTGAAAAGAAGGCACCGACCAGCCTTCGCCAGTCGGTGCCTTCAGCTTTGGCTACCGACTTAGGCGATGGCCACGTTGTGGCGGCGGTTGCCCAGGACGATGTGAGCGCCAAAGACGGCGGAAGCGGTGCCGGTCTCGGTGGCGCGCACAAACATGTATCGGTCGTTGCGGAGGTTCTTGACGCCGAACTGGTTCACCACGTCGCCTTCGGTCGTGGCGTTGATGATGCGGTCCCAAACGGCGCCGCCCTGGGTCTTCGGGTCCAGGTAGGCCGAGCTGTCCACCGCCGTGGCATCCGAGCCGTCGCTGACAGCGCCGCCCAGGACCGTGAAGGTGAACAGGTTCGAGCCGTCCGCCGTGGTCACCGTGCCGATGGGCACGAAGACCGTGATGCTCTCGGCGTTCGAGACGTCAGCCACCAGTTCGCTAGCGGTGGTCGCCGTGCGGCTGGCCGGCGTGATGCTGGCCACCGCTTGGGTCAAGAAATTCAGGTCTTTGTCCATGATCTACTCGGAGAAGAGGGTCAGTTCAGCGAAGGCTTAGGCCTTGCATTGCAGATATTTGCCGGCGTCAGCCTGGACCACCTGGCCGCCCACTCGGCGCTCGAACAGGTAATCCACCAGGCCCGTGGTCTTCGAGCTGAACGGATCGCGGATGACAACCATGTTCTGGCGGTCGACGACCGTGTAAAGCTCCGCGAAGTTGGCGAAGATGCCGACCTTGGCAGCCGAAGCCAGTTCGTTCAGGTCGACGGCCTCTTCCACGGGGTAGCCGTCCACGATCATGCCGCGACCGCCGCCCTCGATGGCGCGGAGCTGGTCCAGCGTGACCAAGTTCAGGAAGCGGCCTTCGCTGTCGCGGAACTTGCGGATGAAGTTCAGCGTGGCGCGCGTGAAGAGCCAGGTGGCGCCCTTCGCGTAGGTGCTGATCAGGCTCGCTTCGCAGTCCATGACGTCATCGGGGATGAACTGGCCCGAAGCGCCGCTGGTGCTTTGCGTGCCGCTGATGATGGCGGTTCCGCCAGGGGTCGCCAGGATGCCCTGGGGACGGCCCACGCCGTTGCCGGTCAAGAAGGCGGTGCCTTCGCCCTTGCCGAACTTCAGCGCGGCGCGGCTCATCAAGAAAGCCTCGATATCCATCGGGCTGTCAGCCAGCATCTGGCGGCTGACCTTGACCAGCGCGTTCTGCGCGTGCACGGGGATGGTCTCCAAGCCGAAGCGGGTCGCCGTGTCTTCCGACAAGGTGCCTTGCTCCGAGGTCCAGGAGGCGCTCATCTGGCCCGTCTCTTTCACGATCTCCAGGTTGTTGCCCGTGGTGACCATGACGGTCGCCAGCTTGCGGACGGGGCTGACTTCCACGACCTTCTCGATCAGGCGCGAGCTGCGCTCGTTGGGCACGATAATGCCGCCCGAGGCGCTGTCGCCCAGGACCAGGGCCTTCTCTTCGACGGTCATCAGGTGCTCTTCGCGGCGGAAGAACTTCTGCATGGCCGACTTGGCGGCGTTGACGCCCTTCTTGTCGTTGGGGTCGTTGCCGGGCAGGTTGGCGGTCGCCAGGGCGCGCATCACGTCGTCGTAGCGCTCGCCCGACTTCTTGGCCAGGTCGATGGCTTCCTGGGCCTTCTTGTCCAGTTCGAGGCCTTTGGCTTCGGCGGCGGCGACTTTCTCGTCCATCGCCTTCACCTTCAAGGCGTTGTCGGCCTGGATCTTGACGAGTTCTGACTGAAGTTCTTTGAGTTCCATGTTTCCCTCGGGGCTAGAGCTTCATCAGCTCGATAAGGTCTTGCATCTGTTTCAGCTCGTTCTCGGAGTGGCTTTCGGCCGGCTCCTTGACCGTAGCGGCTTGGGGCAGGAGCGCCTCAAGTGCCTTCAGCTCTTCGATGGTCTCTTTCAGCGCGGCCGTGGTGGCCGCGAAGTCTTTGCTCTTCAGGCTCGCGTTTAAAACGATGCCCAGGTCTCGGATGCCGATCTTGGCCCGCTCGTAGCGGACCACGGAAGCCGCGCCCTTGTCGTCCAGGTTCTTAACGCTGGTCACCATCGCTGCCTCTTGGGCCTGGAAGGTCACGACCGAGAACTCCCACAAGCGCACTTCTTTGATGGTGCGGATGCCGCTCTCGCGGTCCATCTCGTCTTTCAGGGTCTCGAAGCCGATGCTGATGCCGTCGATGGCGTTCTGTTTCAAGAGGCTGTAAGCCTCGCGGCCCTTCTCGACTTCCAAGTTCAGGTCGAAGTCCACCAGAAGGCCATAGCCGTCTTCGCGCATCGAGGTCGGCGCGCCGATGGGCTGTGAGGGGTCGTGCTGCCAAAGCACCTTGACCTTCGGGCGCTCTTGGAGCGTCTTCGTGAAGGCCCCTTGCGCGACGATATCGTCGTAGTGATCGACCTTGCCAAAAACCGAGGCGTAGCCCGAGCACCGTCCGACCGGGATGCCGTTGGCGTCCTTGGTCTCGGAGAGCGAGCGGACCTCGAACTTGAACTCGCGGCGAGCGTGAGCGAACAGGGCAGGGGTAGGCATGGGCGAAGATTACCCCCTAGACCTAGT